TTTGCGTTCTTCATCAGACATGTTATGAAGACTAATTCTGACTCTGTTGAAACACCAATTTGGCATAACGATTCTCCTTGTGTTTTTACATGGGTTCAATTGGTGGGGCAGTAGCCAGCGGCAGTTCCTTTGGGTTAATCCTGCTTTGATACCAAGGCAACTGACTACCACCCCTATTATTGTGGGGTGTAACAGGGTACTCTCGGTATAGGTCTTATGTACCGTTCGTTGTCTCAAAGGACACTCAAGTCGTGCTACACCCCCTTAGATTGTAGATGGGTTACGCCCATCACTCGGATACTTGTTTATACTCACCAATAGTATCATGCTGAGTTCCGTACGGTTCACCAACGAACGTTTGTTTATACAGAGCGGGTGCAACACTGTTGAGCAGTTTTGCAACGTGCTCAGGTTTCAGGTTTTGTTCCAGACCGTTACTGGGATAGGTTACGCCCATCAGTCGGATGCTTTTATACTCTGCATCACAGGTTGAGTTATTGATTGAAGCAGGTGTGCTTTATATTTTATCCTGCTTTACCGGACGCACTCAATCAATTAGTAGATACCCTTGCTGTTGGTCTTAATTACTTTATTTACCCCCTAAGTACGTGGTTTCCGACCCTTTCGGGCTGCTCGACTTACTAAGTCCTACCTCACCATGCGTGACCAATTTCAAAGGTACCTACTAAATGGGGCTCCCGTCATCGGGAAGAATCGGGGAGCCCTAAGAGTGGGGGTTCTAGTTTACGGCACTATTATCCACCGAGTAGTGTTTGAAGGTACTCAGATTTGTAAGTAGTTGTGCCTCGTTCAGTATAGTTACATCGGATCATGCATGCAACCGTTGAGTCACCATTTAGTTTGTTTTCTACTTCTTCGAATGCTGAACCTAGGTCTGTTGGTTCATATCCAAGGATAGTTTTGAGGTGTCCTTTGAGACGACCTAGTTCAATACGTGCACGGATTTGAGATCCCTCATGTGTTAGTACTGAAGCATCGTGTGGGATGGTCATTGGAGCACCATTCCAAATTAATGGTTCTGTGCGGTCTGGGTCTTCACATAGTTGATAATGGAATTGTACTGAGATGGCAGGGAATTCTTGTTTATCAGATGTTTGACGAAAGTTTCCATTTTGTACGTTCATTCCGAGAACATAACAAGCGTGTTCACCTTTGGATGGCCATTCTCCTAATGAACCCATACCTTGGTCTGCGTTTGCGGTTTCAAAATCCGATTGCAAGTTTGAGAAGATTGCCTTCGTTTCATTACTAATGCTCATTAGTGCTAATCCTTTTTCTGAGCGGTTAAGTATTGTCCTTCGAATGAAGTCCACGCAGACTCCTGTGGAAGTTCAATACGGTCGGGTAATTGTACACGACATTTAGTGATTCCCGCAAGGGACTCATCATTAATTGTCATATAATATTTCTGTGTTTTTACGGTTTCGGTTTTCTTCGGTCCCGGTTTTCCTCCGATGCCCTTCATTTGTATTTGTTTTGATTCTGATATCCAATCTGATTCAAATGCTGCAACAAGTTCGAACATTGGGAAGAGTCTTTTATAGAAATTGTCTGTAATTGTGAGTTCGGGTCTGATTGTGTATCGGTCATCACCTAGAGGAATCTTTGCGTTTACGAGGTGACATACATAAAAGAATCCGTAGCCGTGTCTGCGGAGGTCTAGTGAGAATCGGAGTAGTCCATCATAGACATCATCCCATGCTCTTCGACCATCGAGATCTTTCCAGTTCTCTCGACCTGCCTTCTTGGTAACGTAATCTTTCATGAGTTGAATTGATGGTCCAAGACTATCAAGCACAATTGTTTGTGGTCTTGGTTGATTACCTTCTGCAAGTTTAATGAGTTGTTCTTTCTTCTTGATGATTTCATCCCATGTAAGAACCATCTTCTGTCCTCCTACATCCATTGGTTCACCATTTGATGTAACTCCAGGCCATATACAGGCTTGTGGATTAGGATTTGTTGTCGATGTCCCATCTGTGTTGATGATGAATGCATCTGGGTTTGATTGTAAGAAAGATGATTTACCTGTTCCCGGCATTCCTACTAGTAATCCTAGTAGTTGTCCCGGTGGATGTACCATCTTCTGTCCTGAAAAACCTAAGCCGGAATACTTCTGTACTCCTGTTTTTCCTACCGCTAAGTCCTGTGTTTGAGTCATGTGTTTCTCCTATGTTTCGTTGTCAAACAATATTTCGTCTAGATCTTTTTCCGTGGGCGTAAAGGTTTTAGTGCGAGTGGGGGTTACATTCTCAGGTATATCCCACCTAATTACTTGTTCTTGATGTAGTCCCATCTCTCCACACCATTCTTTAAATTCTCTTAAAGAAACAGAGCATTCAAATGACTTACGGAATTCTTTCCACAAGTCATTAATTGAAATGTCTCCCTTATTCATGGTTAATATCCCATAAAGTTTGGGATATACAACTTTACTCAGGATTTCATCTCTAAATTTTAGTAGTGGGTTACTAGCCATCTTGATCTCCTTGCGTGAGTGGGTTGCCCGTGCACAGCGGACGGGCAACACACGAAGCATCAATTATAAATTCTACATCTTCATCTCTATCTATTTGTATAAACGATTCAGCTTTAATTATATCAGGCCACTCCTTTGGTGGGGTTAGATAGAAAGGTGTAAACGGTGACATTCTACCAAATTGTCGTAAGTGGTTGGCACTTCTAGGGAAGTTTTTTGGTATTGCTTTACACTGAACATACTTTTTAATGAGTGTAATTCTTGCATAGTACTCATCAAGATAGTCTTCATCCTGTAAAAGATTCCCATAGGTAAGACTATAATTTATAGGAGGGCTCATGTTCCATTTCTCTGCGAGATGTTCATATTCTCCTTGTCCTCGATACCAATCTTCACATCTATGAAGATAGTTTTCAAATCGAGGTTCCCCGCTATAATTCTTACGTATTTCTACTTGACCTTTACGGGGTCCTCTTTGTAGTGTATGTTCAATTTCTTCGCAATCTCGATCCTTCATACCAAACTCAATGGTTGGTTTTTGAACAGCAATATGTACCATACCCCCCACTCTTACATCTTCCGGTAGATCATAGACAGATTGGACGAGGTTTGATTCAAGTGCCAATTTCAAGACCATCATGTAGTGCTGTGTTTGAAATTCTAGTGGGCAGGTTATAAGTCGTTCTTCTGCTGATCCCGCAGTTGTTTTTGCATCTACGATGTAGAGACTGTTTTGTTCTTTGTGATATAGAAGTGTATCAAGCATGGCAGTAAGCATTACTTTACCTGCTCGATGTATCTTAGGCATATGTAATCGGATACCTACCTCCGAGCCTAGGTGCCTAAAATGCTCTTGTTTTAAGAATTCATTTGCGGTAGGTAATTTTTGTTGTGGTAACTGTAGGTTCATTGAGACTTGATACCATGCCATTGCACATGCAAAGTCTTTCTTTTCCCTATCCAATACTTTATCCTTAGATTCACCTTTAATCCCAATAGTTTTGCAGATTTCTTCAAGTTCTTCTAAACGGTCAGTTAACATCTTATTGGTACAAGATGATACGACTTCAGGCGTGTCTCGATATAGTTCTAGTCTCTTATGAAACCATGAACCACGAGAAAGTGCTTTAGACCAACGAAGGGCTGGCGAGAGACCAAGCCTACGGGATAGGTAGTATTGAAAGGGACAGTGTAATACCCCTTCATAGTCTGAAGATCGAATGGAAGGAGTCGTATCAACGTAACCGTGATACTCCATCCACTTCTGGGCTTCTCGCCCACGTCCCGTAGGGATCGGCACGTTTTCTATTTCTGGGGGCATAACATTTCTCCTGTGTTGGGTGGGGATTAACCTTTAGTAATCCATGACATGATACGATCCTTAAGCCACATTCCTGCGACGAAAGATATTGCACACGCTACAATGGTAATCCAAAAACTATCATTTGTTGTTGCTAGTGTTAACATTGTCTAATCCTTTTTTTAGTTTGACAATATGGGCTTGACCAAGTGCCTTGATAGCCCACAACGCTGAAAATACTCCCGATGCTACGATGATCGGAAGTGCTATATAGTGAAAGTATTCTTGTAGTAATGTATTCATAAAGATAAGACCTATCCCACCAAGAATAGGCCACCAACCTTTATTTCCTGCACTGACTACAAGTAATACGATTCCCCCGAGAATTGAAATCCCCCCAATGCCCGAGAGCATTGAGAGGTTTGTGGTTATGGAAGATGCTGCGTCAGTTACAGTGGATTCGATTCCAGACGGACTGACTTGTTGAGTATTGAAGAGAGAATCAATACCACACCCTCCAAGGAGAGAGAGAGAAAGGATCGTTAAGAGTTTTTTCATGGTAAAAAGAATTTGAATAGGGTGGCTACTATAGCAGAAAATATTATTGAAACTATGCCGGATGCCATATAGATTTTGGTTTTATGTTCAACAATATGTTGGTCAATTTTACCAAGACGTTTCTCTATACGGAGAAGACGTTGACCATTCTGCTCTAACTCATTTAGGACAAGCCTCTTATACTCATCCCACCCATTTGATTCCATTAACCTTTACCGTCCTATGGCGGGACTGGTTTTATTTTTACTTCGTGACTTTCGACCGCCACCTCGTTTAGCACCCGCTACGCTCTTAATTTTTTGTGCTGCCGATTTTTTTTTACTTTTTTTCTTAGCCATGATTTATCCTTTACCTTTTGAGGTTTTCTTAGGTTTTCTTTTTCTAGTCTTACCGGCAGTTCTTTTTTGGGCACCGCCTGTACCCGTTTTTTTCTTATCTTTTTTGTATGCGTATGCCATTAGCCTACGAACCTTCCTAGTATCATACCATTTGAAACACTATCATCTGCTTTAACACCTACGCATATACTTTTACAACCTGCTAAATATACTGACGTTCTATGACCCATAAACCATTCCTTGGCAATATGTTCATAGTGAAAGTTTTCTGATGCATCCATTTGAAGGGAGATTACCCCTGCTTGATCAGTTACAAGTTGTGGACTGTCTTTTGCTACCCATACTGCTTCTAAATTTTGAAGGGGTATCCACATATCAGTAGGGTCTGCATAATTTGTAGAATCTACATCATTTGGCCATTTACGATTAAGACCTGTAACGCCTTCTTTAGCAGGTACTTTACCCCATACACCAATAGTTACGGTGTGGTCGGCTGCAGTATCTGAAGTTAGATATAGTTCAAGACTTAGACCTGCAGAAGGTACAATGATTTCTTGCGAGTTAAGACCTAATGTAACTGCACTATTATCATAGTTTGCTACGAGTTGGTGGGGTTGATTCCATGCTGCAGTTGCTCCTCCAGTAGCATCAGTTAGTACTTTATCGTGGACTACGAAGATGTTTGAGCCCCACGAGGCTGCGGGTGATCCGATAGCGGGTGCATCGAATATAAATGTATTGTTAAATGTTGCCATTTGTTATTGCTCCAGCAATTAGGAGCCGTGCTACCCAGTTAGCACAAGCTCTACGGTGTGAATAAGTTGTTCCGGGTAGTAGTATCAATTCTATATCATACTCTCTTATTAATCTCATGAGACCGTCTATAGCACATGCAGGGTGAGGCACATTTTTGCACGGTTTCTCCATTTGGAGTGGGGTTCCCTCGAGCATCAATATTGGGTGGTCGCAAGCATTCTTTAGTTTTACTAGTGCTTTTATGAATCGTACTCGATCCTTCTCATTAAGACAATTTTTGGCAATCTCACGCAGACTACCCTTGCGTTCAATTATAGTGTTGTCCTCATATCCTTGCAACAGATAGTCACCCGCTTCTAACTTTTCTACTAGAGTATGAATCCTTATAGTAGTTACTCGTTGCTTATGAGGAGGATATTTATCATCCAAAACCTTTAGATTTGCCGGAAATTTAAGGGGCTTTTTTTCCCTAGTATCTTGAATGATAGTCCATTCTTTCCTCACTTCTTTTCCTTAGAGATATGTTTTTTTATAATTTTTTCTACGTTTATAGATGCCTGAGAGAATATTTTACCTATATCTTCCACCGAAAATCCTGAATTATGCAATCGTAAAATCCTCATTTCTTTAGGGCCCCCACTCTTAATAGGAGCATTATAAGGAAGATTATATTTTTTTGCTATGTGGTAAAGTCTCTTTGGGTGGGTATCCATATCTTCTGCTACCTCAGACATGCTGTATCCGGCTTTTAATAATTCAACTATTCGTTCTTCGTTCATGACCAATCATATTCTAACGGAATTTCATTTCCATAGTATTTAGAAATCATACTCCAATATCCTTCATCTTGTACATATTCTACCGCTTCATTAACAAGATTAGTAAGTTCTTCTGCTGCATCTACACCTTCGACATCAAAGTATATAGCATCGTATATATTTAAGAACATGTGTATATGAGGGTTACGAGCATTTAGGCTAACCATTGATTTATGGATGCAACTTTGAATGCTCAGTAATGTATTACTTGCTGTAGTTTGAACAGGGAAATTAACTATCTCATTCTCATCGTACTTATCTCCCCCCATAAAGTATCTTGATTGACCTGTAAAGGGTAGTTCTATCTTTCCACTTTGATGAGCTGTGAGAATTAAGTCTGTTTGAAACCTATATAGCATAGGTCTATGCTTCTTACGGCTTTTAACAATCATTTCACAAAATACTGGATCTAATTCTATACCTGACATTGCAAGTACTTGTTTACGTATAACATCAGGACCAGCACGGAATAGATCCGCAAAGTTAACCATCTTACCTACTTGCCTCTGTTCATCAGTACAAACTGTATCTCCAAAGATCTGTATAGCTCTCTCTGTGTGCAAATCTGCATCCTCTTGGTAAGCATCTATAAATGCAGGATCTCCTGATAACAATCCTGCTACACGCAACTCTATCTGCGATAAGTCCATAGACATTATCATTCCACCCTCAAACCTACTACACATACACTCCTTAATCTTTGGAGGGAAGGTCTGTGCAGACGGCTTCTTGCATGTGATACGTCCTTGTAGCGTACCCCCACTCCCTCCCTCTGCATTCTTAGCAAAAGTGGGAGTAGCGTACCATGTCGGGTACACTATATGATGATCTCTTACAGGTATAAGCACAGATGATTTATCGGTTGGCTTGTTCCTTCTATGCCGTAGTAACGGATAGGTATAACTGCTTACAATTTTTTGTGCTCCTGCATGCTTCTTTGCTGCATCGAATACTCTTATGAGTTCATCATCCATACTACGAATGGCACTTGGACCTTTTAATGCGTTTTGTAGTTTGTTTCTGTTTGCCTCTGTAAAACTTACGAGTCCTTTTGCTGGTGTGAGTTCCATTTCATCTCGCATCCAATCTCCTATTAAGTCGATTGCATCGTCCATGAGTTGTTGCTTTGCGGTTCCGCTTCCTTCTCCCTCGAGCGGGTATTCTGCTTCGGTTGCGGTTGCGTTTGCTTCTTCACACAGAATTAATAATGTATCTTCTAATTTTTCTAATTTCTTTTTATCCATACAGATACCTGATTCGGACATTCGGATGATTGTCCATAGTAAGTCAGAGTAGAATTCTATACAGAAGGGAGAGAGTTTGTCCCCGCTGGGGAAGTCTTGCTCGATTCTACGAGCAAGCTCCCTTACAGCGAGTACTGTGTTATGTGTATCCTGTGCGTTGTAATCGTGTAGTAACGGGTCTTCTGGTGATTTGAAACGAGAGTCTTTTAAGGTGTTTTCATATGTGTGTGTACGGAGTATTGGACCTAGACTTTTGAGGCTTTTTTCTTGTCGAGTTTCATCATGTAAATAGTTAACAATGGATAAGTCAATTAATAATTGGTTTTCGAGTGCAAATTTAAAGTACGGATCTTTACGAAGGTATTGGATATCGAACGGGAGATTCATTCCTATTATGACTGTTGCGTGTTCTAGCCACTTCCGGAGTCTTTGTTGATCAATTTTATTCGGATTTGATAAGTCGAACACCATTGTTTCTTGAGGTATTAAGTTTTTTAAGTTCGGTGAGGATTGCACTTGCGATTGTGATTTGGGTAAGAGCGAGGTTTCTTGTGTTCTCGTCTTTGATTCTGTGGGCTGAAAGCCTTGCTGCTTCCATAGCTCGTTCTGAGTCTCGCATTGGTCTTCCTTAACTAATGTGATTGAGGCACTAATGATTAAGTCACTTGGGTCTATACCATCCGTATGTATAGATCTTGTGGGGTGAAATACGGTTTGTTTTGGTAAGGGATTGCCTCGTATCCCCTCCTCTACTGCACCGTATGTCTCGATGTCGAGACTTATGATTGTAGTGTTCATGTTTTTTCCTATATTTTTTCTAAGTCGTCTTCGTACTCCATAAATGCCTCGATCGAGGCTACTGTATTTGCGATGTCTTCGAGTCTAAGAGTGGGGGGTTTAACTATAACAGGAACATTTTTAAAGTGTTGTATGTATTTAGACATCCTATCATAGTCAAGTTTTACTCTTATAATTTGATCGGTTACTGTTTCAATGAGTTCAAGCATCTCTTCTTTTTGTAATAAGAGACTGTCGATTTCTGCTAAGAGTATTTGTACTTCGGGATGGTCTCGGAGATTCATTTTGGTGATCGGGTGGGTATTATTTTAGGTTTCGAAGGTGATGCCATTGTTCCGTCTACGCAATCACTTACAAGTTGCATGTGAGAGTGTACACTATTTATCAAGTTATTGTTGCGAAGTACTGCTGCAGGATGGTATGTGCTAAACATATGGAACTCTCCAACTCCCTTGATCTTGTGATCTTCGGGAGTATAGAGATTTCCATTCATCGTGAAAGATTTAGTGAGTGAGACTTTTACGATTCCGAGGATGTTTTTATAGAACGATGCTGTTGCTGGTGCTCCGAGTGTTAATACTATGTTGGGTTGAATAATTTGTAGGTCTTCAATTAAGTGTTGGTTACATTCTAGATAGTGTCGGGGTTTAGGTGCTTGATTGTTTGTTGTGTGGCACCTAACTCCGTTACCTAGATATAATGTTGCTCTGTGTTCAAGATCTATACCTCCTATAAATGACTTCTTTAGGATATCCCCACTCCTACCTACAAATGGTTCGTTGGTATTATCCTCATGGAATCCCGGATTTTGACCTATAATTAGGATTACATATCCTTCATTAGCAGAAGAATAAAGATGACTCTTTATACCTACACTTGTTGCTTGTTCATGTAACTCGCAACGAGTGCAATCAGACTTATCCTCTAGGCATTGGGGGATAGAAGTCGTCAAGGAGTTCTCTATAGTCTTCTTGTTCTTCCATAGTTCCGTCTGTTGGTGGTTCATGTTCACAATGATTCCTCGCTGCATTTACTAGAGATTCCCCTAATATTTCTTCTAGTATTTTTATTATTTCACTGTTTCCAGTATATTGTTCTGCTGATTGAAAGCATATTGAATCTCCACTATGTTCTATGAAGATTTCAAATCCTACCACATCTAGGGGTTCTCCGGTTTTATGGTTCCATACTACTTGAAAAGAACCTGTTATATGTGGAAAGGGTCGCTCTCCTTTTTTTGGTTTCCCATAGTTAACCTTACAGTTTATTGGTGTTCCCATTATTTTGTTTCCTTTTGGTTATTCATTGGTTGGTTGTCCTCTCGTGCCAGTTTTCAAATAGTTCGATGTCGGTTTCATCATTACAATTACCACACCATATGTACTCAGTGGGATAGTCTTTCCCGCCACTATGAGCATCGTTGAATTCGAAAGAGTCATTATTTACTAGCCACCCCGTCATATGGTATTCAATAAGGTCATCTGTCTCACCACATACAGTACAGCACATGTCATCTTGGTTATTCATTGTCTACCACCAAGAGTCATAAATGACTTTGTTTCCATCTTCTATTTCTGCAAGTGCCCAATCACAAAACTTTAGGTCTTGTTCCTTGTAGTACTCATCGGAGTCATCGCCAAAGAAAAACCCTTGAGTCTCAGGTAAATCTTGGGATTCAATATCCATTTTTAAACATATGATATCTTCTTTTGTGAGTTCTAATGGGCAACAATTAAACTCATTCCATTCACCTGTCTTGCTTAATCCTTTTGATTTCCATAGTGCTTCCATCCAACCTTGTAGGTTTGGATGTTTTCTCCATGAAAACGCTGTGTCCACGTTGATTTCGGATTCATCATCTTTTGTTTCTACTAAAGTTCCGGCATATTGATCAAGTCCCATGTTGTTCTCCTTGTGTTGTTGGGGTTGATTAAATTAATTCTTTTATGTGGTTACGCATACGAATGTTCCGTATGCTTCTATCAAATTTATTGGTTTCCCAGTCGTTTGTATCTACTCGTAGTCCTAAATGATCTTTAAGGTCTGTTAGGGTTATTCTTATTGGTACTTCGCCTTCGGGTGTATCTGTGAATAAAAACCCTATTCCGGCATCAAACAGCGCATGTAATCGGTAGTACCATTCAAGTATATTTGACGGTTTTAGTACTGATAAGTGTACGTGGTCTAATGATGTTGCAAGTGCTTGTGTTAGTGGGGATAGTTTGCAATACATATTTTGTGTTGCTTCTAACCACACATCTTCTTCATCTGGTGGGGGTTCTGTGGTATACTCCCAACAGATATGGTCTGAGTTTTTAATGCGACTGATGTCTATATCGTATGAATCTTCGAACATAATCTTATTATAGATAGGAGTTCTCCTTTTGTGAATAGTGATAAACCTAAAATCGAGGGTCTTGGAGATATTATCCAAAGGCTCACTAAGGCTGTGAAAATCCCTACTTGTTCTAAATGTGAAGAACGTAGGAAGAAATTAAATGCTATGTTTCCCCTTAAAAAAGGTCAGATCCATCCAGAGAATGAACCTGACCACACCAAACCAGAATCAAAGGAGGAAACTGGTTCTTAATAATTGTTAGGATGTGTTGCTCTAAGTATTTGAGCAGCAAGTCCTATGTGAGAAGGTTCCTCCCGCATTCCTTGATTGTTCGCTCCGTGAGTATCTAGAATCGGTGGAGTTTCCAAAGTTTCTGCGGGAGGAGTATTCCATATCCCTTCTAAAAGTTTAATTCTTTCTTCTTGTAGTAACTTTATTTCTTCATTTACTTTAGAAAGATGAGTTGCTAATTGATGTTGGTGTATCTCCAAATTCTCTAGATCCTCGTTCAATTGATCTAATGTGTTGGAGTTCGGGTTGTTTGAAGTCATCGATGAATGTCCTTAATTTAGTTGTTTTATCTGATAGAGAGAACTGATTAGCTCCTCTCCAATGTGAAGTATATGCGTTGAACAAACTATATCCGTTGCGGTCTTTAAATTCATCATGTTCAGGAGTATCCCAATGATCAAGTACTTTAGGTGCATGTTGCCAAGGTAAGATACCTCTTTTACATGTTTCAACTACAAAGTCATGTACTTCAGACTTGCTATGAAAATCATATTCTTTAAGTCGTTCAAAACTTGCGAATGTGTCTCTACGAGTGTCTTCGAGTTCAAATACAAAGTCTCGAAGTCCTTTATTAATGTCATAACCTGCGTTTCTCGTGTGTTTACGAGATAGTACAACTTCACCTGACCATTGACCATTAGCACAAACCATTACTCTTGTACCCGTGAATAGTTTGGCTGACATACTACCATCATTACTATTTATTAAACCCACTTCAAATTGGTAATCATCTGTTGACATTGCTTCTTTATAGCCTGGTCTTTTTATACCAAAGGTTGCTACAAACTTTTGTTTTGTGTGGTCAATTAAGAATTTAGGGTTTACTACTTTATAGTCAAGCATTGATAAGTTCTTTACTGTTCTATCGAATAGATCTTGGTGTGCCATAGGCACGAATCTATGTCTTGCTGGTGGTAGAGGTATGGTTGCTAAATCTTCATACTCTACATATTCATTACAATCGTGGCGTTTCATTTTGAGCCTCCTTAGCTTTGTTGTCTATGTTTAAGTTCTCGGGGATACTGAATATCATTGCTCGTAACCTTAATGCTGCTATTGTTAAATCAGGGATGTTAGTACCTCTAGCATCTAACCGATCTAACTCTTGCATTATTATGTTCGCTTGTTTATACATGTCGTGTATGTGAGACATTGGTATACATGTTATCTCTGGGTCTCCGGATCTAGCGACGATACTTTTTCTTAGTTTCTCCATTTCATATTCAAATGTATCGTTGTGTTGTTCATAGCTCATTTAGTTTATAACTCCTTGGTTGTTGCCAATCTGCTTGTACACATCTATTGTTGCTGTGATAAGGTTGACTTGTTTCTATTTCTGATTTTAGAGTGGGGGATGATACCTCTATGGATATTTCCTCGGCTAGTTCTTGGTGTGATTCTTCCATTGTTTCTAGAATACCTACGAGGGCATCTAAATCTAAATCACTAACAATTGTGCTTTGAAGCATTTCCCAAATTAACTGTTTGTCTAAGCCTTCGTCTAACATTCCTTCGATTTGTTCTAATAAGTCTTGTATGGCTTTGTTCATGTGTTTCCTCCCAATGTTTTAGGTCTGCTGGTTTAGAGTTCGGTTTCGGTTCTCGGTATTTGACTTTGATCTTCTGTCTTTTTAGACTCATTTCTTCCCAACGTATTACTGTTCTGACCACTATAGACCACCCGTTGAAGGTGGATTTAGATTCTACTACTGCTCCCATTAGTATCTCTTTACCTACATAGAAGTCATCTACTGTATCTGTATCGGTCTCTTGACTTAACTTTGTAGTGTCTCTGTGAAAAGATTCTATTTTTTGTGGGGATATGAATCCTTTACCCACCCACTCATAGTGATCTCTTCTTCGCCATGCTGAGGGATTCTGGTCGTGTTCCCAATGGAATTCATTGTCCCATTGCAAGGGACAATTTCCAAATTGATTGCTATCTGATTGGGATACACAACTCCATTTACCTGACTTGCTCATCCTTGAGCCTCCTTTGTGTTAGTGTCTTTGCCCCTATATACAGTGAGTAACGATATTACTTTGTATATAGGGGTTTAGACGTACCTAATGATTACAGCCCAAACCTAGGTATTTGACTGTTTGTTTATTATATAGAAACGACCACCCGCTTACGCAAGGCGAAGCGGGTGCGTCGTTACGACCTTATTCCTGTGTTAATTTAAGAAATGTTGCCTCTAAGGGCTCCATTTCTTCCACCATGAGTTCCCTGAGCAAGTGTATTGAGCCCTCGATTTGTTTTACAGTTAACAACCCAAAGATAAGATTCGGCATGTCTGCCATATCTTTATCATTATCGATGTCACTAATGTCTCTTAGGGTCGCTAAGATTTCCCCTCCTAATTTTGTTCCTTGTTTCTCTACATCCTCTAGTACTTCCGTTTCGATCATTTTGTCGCAATGTTGGTGGAGTGTCTGGTGAAGGAGTTTTAGTCCTTCAACTGTAAATACAAGATGGCATGGTTCGTCGAAAAAGTTTTTCATTGTTGTTCTCCTTTAATTTTTTCTGGTTGTGGTGATCTTGGTGGACAGTTCCATCCGGTGTCTTCTTCTCCTGATATGCATTTGTTGCATCTATAATTTGGGATGTCATCACCATCTGATTCGTTGATGAACTCTTCATTCTCCCATGTTAGTGGTCTGTCTTGCCAAGTTTCACATTCTGGGCAGTACCATTTATTAGGTGTGTTATTAGTTTCATTGTTTTTCTTTAGTGTTTCAAGATATAGTTCTATTGCTGTTTTTACAATGTCTCCCTTAGTTGGGGGTCTTAAAAGGGGGAAATCTTTTTTTATTTCCAGATTACTTAATTTAGTTAGTAAAATGTCTTCTATTTCTTCTACCATTTCTTTTATTTCAATTTGGTGTGTTCCCCAAGAAATGGTATAATTTTTTTTGCCTGATTTCATGTGTATCTCCTTGATTTGGGCTTGATTTGAAGTTGGTGATTTAGTTGTGTTTTTGATTTGAATCAGTATGAATTGATGTAAATATCAATTTCTGGTTCCGAGGGGTTTCCCTCTTCCTTGGGGTTCGAATTCGGTGCTGTCCGAGCCGAGTCCGCGAGTGAAAAATGATAGCGAGTCCCCGAGCGTTCATTTCACACGCCAAAAGTGAGCAGTTTAGACACTTGCTCAGGTGTGTTCAGGGGCGAGTTAGATAGGAAGGTCTGCTTTGGTCGTGGTAGCATCTGCTACTTTGATAGTTGGGACGTATGGTTTTGCCGCTCGTTCCCACTTTTCTATTTCGGTATCTTCTTTACCGAGTAGTTTGGCAACGTGTATGAATACGTCCTGAGGTACGTTGAACTGCATTTTGT